CATCTCTGCTGTGAATAGCATCAACATAACTCATAGAGTTTTGCCGACAGTTTCCAAGATAGTGTTAAGTTCATCGTGGTCTTTGTTAGTCTGACCTAGACTTGCCTTGTGAGCAATTTTAATTGCTTTCTTTAGTGTAGAAGCCTTGATTTCAAGTTCTTCTGCGACTGCTTTAATAGTGTCATTCAATCCACCATTCAATGTATCAATTTCATGTAGGACAGTCATGCCCTCATTGACTAGTTGAGTTAGTTTAATTTTTGCCTCACCGTTAAAGGTTCTGTTATAATCTGACATAGTTTCTCCTTAATTAATTAGTTATTGTACTTGGCTTGCGTAGAGAAGTCAAGTATTTTGCTTACCTTCTACAATCTTCTTGACCAAAGTATGAATGCCCGGATTGACTTTCAATATATGTGGCATCATTTCGTTGCGAATGTAATTTCTTGTGTATTTGGTATCTTTGTTTGATTCGTCCTCAAGCCAAGGAACTTTATGTTGTTCACACCATCGAACAAATTCACTCTTACGTGTAGTTAAAAATGGGCGCAATACATTTTTGCGAGTGAGTGGGATAACTTTGGCTGTACCATGTAAACTAGACCAAACATATGTCTCAACACAGTCATCCAGATGATGACAAGTGATGACCGGTCCTAATTCGCTTAGGAATTCATATCGTTCTCTGCGCCAATATTCTTCCATTGATTCTTTTGTTCCGCGCTCACTTCGAGGTGATCCGTATAGCATAGGAATATTATTATCACCACAATACCCGGAAACAAATTGGGCGGCACGTTCACCGTTTTGTGTTCTATGATTAAAATGGGCAATAGTTACATCGTGTTTGCGACTTAAAAAATCAACAACAGCGCAACTATCTACGCAACCGCTAAATGCAATTGTAATTTGTTTGGGTAATGGTACGGTCAACTTAATCATTAGTGCAATTATAGCACAACTAATCAATTATTGAAAGATATGATGGTTAGACTCGCCGTATATTTTAATATACTTTCCGGCTAACATGTCTGCCATTGCTTCAATTGGGCTACCCGGATAGCTATCACCCGGCTTAATCATGTCCAATTCACCCTGACGAACATGAACCAATTCATGGAACACTGTACGTAGTATATCAACTAGGTTACGATTGTTTACATATACCCAAATACTATCAGCACCCATTTGATGACCACCGGTATGATGATTGTTTTGTGCTTCTTCAGTATCCATACTGAGTTCTATTTCTGGCTTACTTTTTATATGTAGACGCTTACACGCCCAGTCACAAAATCTATCAACTTCTTGTTGTAAGTCTGAATCATCACCTTCATCTAATTTATGCTTAATCCAGTTATCGGGTGTTCTTTTGTATTTTTTTACAAACAAATCATGTAACGCATTACCACTCATGCTATGTCGGTTAGCAATACTTCTCATTAATTTATCGATAGTATCATAGTCGTGTTTAGTCAATGAGGGCAGTTTTTTTGCTAACTCATCTGCGGCTGATTCTGCAATAAAGTGGTTAAATAGCATGTTCCGCTACGACAACACCGTCTTCCATAACATTATGGGAGATAATTTTTTCTTCTTGCACCCAACGATTGTATAGTGCTAGTTTGCCTGCGGACATTGGTTCACCTTCAGGATCGGGATCGATATAAACTTTTAATTCCGCTTCAGATAAAGTTGTCAATGCCCATTGGTGCCATGATAAAAAACTCTCTCCTTTGGATGATGTGTAGATATGTTCTTGCATAATAAATGTCCTTTGTATACTATTTATCATTAAAGCTCACTTTAGACTTCTGAGTAGCGAATTCATACGTCAAGCCAGCAGCCGGCTACACCACGGTAACAAGTACCGGTCCTAAGGTGTGTTCAGAACCAAGAATTTTCTGACAAATTCAAGGTATAATTATCAAATCTCTTTAATCTACTTAAAAACTCTGTAGTTTTTTCAGTAATAACACCAGTTAATTGAAATGTAACTCTAGGGTTATGTCCGGCATTTGCTGTACTATGTGGTAAATTATGCCAGTCAAATGTTGTCACATCGCCGGCGCGCCATTGCTGATGATTATAATTACCATAACTCCAGAAATGACCTTGTTCCCAATCAGTCAATGCTACTTGCACACGCATGACTGTCCAAGGTGAATCAGGTGCCCACTTCTCTAATTTATCTAAATGCAGATTCCAAACTTCACCGGGCTTTTGAACATGTATACGTTCCATGCAATCGTCTAGTGCAAATAACTCAGTAATCTTTTTTAAGTTAGGAGTTATCTCCCAATTCAAATGTGTTATTTGATAATCTTTACCATAACCAAATCGTTCTAAGTCATAATCTTCACTTGCTAGTTCAGCTTCAGGTCTAGTTTTTGCTACCGCCCCTCTGTTCCTCCATGTAGCAGGGACTGCTGTCTCCACTGCATGTTTAACATCCTCACTGTAGTCTGCAACTATCTTACCCAACTTAGTTACTTTGTCAACTTGTAAATCATTTTTGAAATTATCAAAATGATAATTACTTTTTTTCTTACTTTGTTCCCAACTGCTTATCATATTACTGTTACCCTTATATTTGATACACCGTAGTTTTGCTCATACTCACTCGGTGGTAGTTCTATATTTAGCATCTTACACAGCATGTGATTAGTTAATGGTGCTCGACCTGGATACTTATATGTTGATTTGATAATACCTTGATTCTGTTCTTTAATCTTTTCAGCCATTACTTTCAAGTTCTGATAATATTCACTATAGTCAGGGTATGTGATGTTGAAATGACCGCATTTGACCCACCAACCTAAACAAGCGTCATCAGGACGATGCACTAATACAATAGGACAATCAGGCCATGTTTCTTTTATGAAATCAATGTGATTACTAAACACGTGTGACTTAATGATACGAACTCCCTCACCAGTGAATGCTTCGTCAAAGTCTTGTTCTAATTGCTCTTTGGTATACATAGGCATTCTGTGCAAGTACTTACCAAACTCCATACCAGGATCATAGTACGCACCCAAATGCATTAGTTCAGTCTTTCCACTAGCATCATGGTAGTATGTTCTACTATCACTATAGTCTGATTGGTCTACGCTTGGGCTATAGTAAATGTTCTTTACTACGCTACTCCACTTACTGCCAGGAGCTCCTGCTACAAAGATATATTTCATAAATCCTTAATTAAATCTAAAATGTATTGCCTAGTGTGTCTGTTAACTTCACGTTCTGGATGCCAACCTACTCCTAACATACGTTGTGACTTATTTACTGCTAACTCGATGATACCATTTTTATCTTGTTGTAACACTTCAAAGCCAGGTGCTAATATATCATTCTGAATAGTATGATGACATGTTACTTCAAACTTAGGCAATTCTACTAGAACATTGTCATATGGATCGTTCATTAACTTATATGTTCCGCCCATTACATAGTTAATAAAATGTGCTCCTCGACATATACCGACAACAGGAGTTTTAGTTAATAAGCATTGTTGAATCAAGCTATGCTCATAGTGGTCACGTATAGGATAATGATTGTCACGCCATGTTTTAATTCCAAACATATCATTACCACCTGCTAGTATGATTAAATCAAACTCATCTGTTTGTGGCATATTGCCATGACAACTTAATGGAACAATATCATGTCCTGCTAAGAAGTCATACCATTCGTAATTTATTGCCGCATGCCACGTATCACGCAACTTGCGGGTCATCTCCATTGATAGTCCTATTTTCATTTGTTAGGATCAATTCTTCTAGCAATAGGTTGCCATGTTTGTTGAAGTCTAGCCATACTAGCACGAACTCCTGCAGGGCTATGTTCTTCCGGTGTAATATACATCATGTTTTCTTTGAATTTAGCTCCTGCTTCTGCACTGCGTATTGCAGGTACAAAGTGGTCAGCATACCATTTTTGTATATCTTGAGGTGTGTTCGGTGGTAAAACCATATTCCAGCAACCATGTATGCTTAAACCAGGGGCTGCCTTACTCATTAATGGTGCTGTTTCTAGGCCCGGTAATGGTCTAGTATCGGCAATGCCAATTAACTTTAGTTTGCCTGTTTGTACATGAGGATATCCGACAGCAACCGGGGTTACACCAAATTCTACATGACCTCCCATTACGTCCAATAATGCTTGTGCTGGACCTTTATACATTGCTGTTTCTACTTTATCACCACCGGGTACATTTAGCTTGGCGGTAAGATATTCAACTGCCAATTTATGCCCGCCACCTCCTATAGCTATTGTAATAGGGCGTTCTTTTTTGCGAATAGCGGCTACTAGTTCTTCGGGAGTATTAATCTTACTGCTAGGATGCGCCCAGAATGCTAATG